TTATTTTTATAAGAACTTACTAAAGCCTTAGAGCCTGTAAGACCTGAAGAAGTAAAAGCTTCATACCTAATAGTACCACCTACTTTATAATTAGACAATTTAGTATTCTTAAGAGAAACTACCCTAACCACAATACCTTGAAAACTAGGTAACTTAGAAAGTGAATGATTTAAGTTCTTAGTATAAGCTATATCTGCTGTAGATAACCTAGAACCTTGAGCTAACTTCTTATTTATTAAATAAGCTCCTTGATCTGTATAACTTAAAATAGTTTTAGCTTCATTCTTAGTAAGAACATTAGGTATATCTGATCTACTTTTATATAGTTGCTCTGTAGCTGTATAAGCTGGAACTTTAGACTGTTCTACAAAGTTCTTATTAAATTGATTAGTACTTTGTCTTTTTACTATAGAAGATCTTTCTAAACTATTACTAGGAATAGTAGATTTCCTTTTCTTAGTATGCGTAGCTACTCCAGTAGTTTTACTCTTATCGTTTTTAGCTAAAGGAGTTTTAGGAGAAGTACAACCCGGAGCAGATTTACCATACTTCTTAGAGTACCATTCACAGTAAGTAACTTTGTTTATAGGCTTCTTAGAAACATTATCAAATTTCTTTTGATTCTCTACTTCTGGTATTACTGTTATAAAAGAACATCTACAGTTAATGTCTTGAGAGGCCAATCCAGTGTTACCGGGAGAGGAAAACTCTACTCCGAATAATCTAAATAGACCGTCTTCACCACTTCTAGCACCGTCTACGCCTTGATGTGCTGCTCTTGTTCTTAAGTCAAGAGATGAACTCCACTCTTTAAGTAATTCATCTAGTCCTAGATCTTGAGCATCTTTATTAGCACTATTAAAAGAAAGATCTGCTCCTAGATTTTGCGATCTATGACTTTCAGTAGATACTATTCTAAAAGCTTTTGTAATAGCTCCTGTTATATCATCAGCATTGTTGTAATCCATAATAGTAGTAGCTACATTCTTTGCAGTGTCTATATAAGCTTTACCTTGTAGTAGTCCTTCACTAATTTGGGTTCTAACTTGATTATTTAAAGCTCTTATATCTGTTTTTACTGAATCTTGCCATTTAATAGAACTTAAAGGATTAGTTAAAGAAGCTTGAACAACTTCTTCAGATAAAATACCGAAGTTCAAGCTAGTATTAAATGTAGTATCGTAACTGTAAGCAGAGTAGTAATAAGAATCTAATAAAGAGTTAGTTACACTTTTACTTATTATGTTAGTTTCAGATACACCTAATGCTTTTAGGTTATTAACTATACTATTATATAAAGAGTCCAAACGCTTAAATTTATTAGCCTCATTTAAAGAAATATTCTTACCTATCTTAGCGTATAGTTTAGCTAAGTCTGCATTAATAGCTAATATAGACTTTTGATAGACTTGTACTAAACTATCTTTGTAATTAAGTAAAAGACTATCAAATCTTTCTACATTTGCTGTCTGTTGCATTAGTAGGTTTTTATTTATTTCATTTAAATCCGGCACTACTTAAACTCCTATTTATTCAAAATCGTTTTCTTCTCTTTGTTTTTTTCTTTGCTCTTCTAATCTATTTAGTTCTTCGTCTGGATCTGAAACCCAAGGATGATTTTCTACTATCGTTTTATCAGATATAACACCTTTACTATCTTTAGCTATTTCTGCATTTTCTTTATTACTCATTAACATAGACTTATCTAACATAATTTTAATTTTATCTAGAGGTATTTCTACATTTAAAAACTCTTTAGAGAATTTATTTCCAGCTACTAGTAGTCTACCAACAAAAGTAATTATGTTAGATTGTAAAGCATTGGTTTTAATTTCTAATGGATTATACATAGCTCTTAAAGCTGCTCCTGATGGATCATTCTTAAATTCATCAGATGAAGTATTAACAGCTCTTCCTTGTTCATAGATAGCTTTTCTAGTTTTTTCTAGTAAGTCCTTTCTAGCATCCCAAGGAATGTCTAATTGGTGTCCTTGAATACCAGAACCTTGATCTGAAGCTAAGTTAACAACTTTAAACTGTTTAAGTTTTTTAGTTAATTCTTTAATATCAGATCCTTCATAACCTTTTACCTCCCATATAGCTTCTTGAAGATCTACAATAGTATTAGCTCCAGTAGCTATAAGTTTATCATATAAATCTATCAAACTTTTTATAGGCTGTAGATCTGTTTTTCTAGCAGTGTTATTATATAGAGGGATAAAAGGAACAGAACCAAAACTAAATTTTTCATCAGCTTGTAATTCTTTCTTTTCTTCGTTCTCTAAAAAATCTCCTTTAATTACGTGAGGCCTAGGATTTACTTCATAGTCTGGATCTTTCGCATAAGTTCCATTACCTGTAGACTTATAGTAAGTAACATCTTCAGGAGTCCACCACTCAACACGATTTATTTTTTGTTCTTTACCTGTTTCTATGTTTGTTACGACCTCTGTATAATATCTCAATACAGCAGATAGGAACTTATCAAACTTACCGTCATAAAAAGCTATTACTTGTTCTGCTGGAATAACAACCCAATTAAATAAGCCGTTTGTATCAACAAAGTAATGTCCCCACTCTTCAGACTTATTACTAGTACCTAGTACAAGCTCTTGTATATTCTCTGTAAAGTTAGCTCCTAATAGATCTATAACTACATTTTTATCAGTGTCTACTACTTGATCATCAAAAGTAATAATTAAAGAATTACCTACTAAGTAATCTTTTTTATGATCTACAAAGAGAGTGTGAAAATCGTGAACAGGTTTAAAATTAGATTTATGTAATATAGTGTGAGATTGTCCACCTATATCTATTACATTTTCTTTAGAGTCTAATATTTTATGCTGTTCGTTATAATAAGCTACACCTTGTACCATATGTTCATACTTAAGAGACTTTTTATGTTTACTAATCTCATTCTTAATAAATACAGGGTCTACTAATTTTCCTACATACTCTTTAGTATACATTTCAGCTATTATAGCGTCCGATTCTATATTATACCAGTTTAACATTTTACTTATCCTATTATAATTTAGATTTTCCGTAACTCATTAGATCTCTACCAGCTTGTATAATCCTAATATAATCTTTATCATCTAGAGCTTTTATTACCTGTTTAATTAAATTAGTTTCTACAGTATTAGTTTTCTTTACTTCTGGTTTAGGTGCTTCTAACTTAACAGAAGCTACTAATCCCTTATAAGGATCATTCAAAGCTTCTAATACTTCATTTTTATTTGTAAAAGTTGCAAGATCTAAACTCATTGCTTCTAACTGCTTAGAAGTTTTTATAGCTTCTTTATTACTGAAACCAAAATCTTCTAACATTTTTACCGTTTCTGGTATTGTTATATTAGCACCTAGATTTTTTAATGTCTTCTTACTTTCTTTTTTAGTTTTAGGTTTTGATTCTTTAGCCTTAGCCTTAGCCATTTTATTTACTCCCTTTATTATCCAAATTCCATTGATTTTTTACTTATATCTTCTGCTATTCCTGTTAAACAGTCTTGAGCATCATCATTAGCATTACCACCTTCTTTCTTAAATCCCATTACATCCCTATAGAAGATAGGTAGTTTATTTTCCCATCCAGCAGGAAACAAAATTCTATTCATTACTATAGTAGAGTTAGATAATATCCTAGCTAATTTATTATTAGTCTGATGGAACCATTTAATATAAGTTAACTCATTCTTTAGATCTACCTTAAGTATTTTCTGTACATTCCTAGAAAATCCTCTACCTCCGTTATTAGATTCTATTAAAGCTCTATTAACTTCGTTTTCGTTTAACATTTCAGCCGTTAAAGGTTCTGTAACTTCCATACCTGCTGTAGTATATAACACATCTAATATATAAGCATAACCTTCATGTACTCCGTAGACTATACCACATAAGTAATCTTTTCCTTCATCTGCTGTATCTATATAAGCTCTTATTTGATCAAAGAGTAAGTTTCCTTTACTATCTTTAGGTAACTTATCATAAGTCTTAAGATCCTTGTATAAAGCTCCTTGAATATCAATAGGTTTCTGATTATAATTAGCTTCTATTATTTCAGGTGTAATGTATTCTTTTTTATCTTCATAAGACTTTCTAGATAAAATAGATTTACATAACATCTTTTTCTTTCTATCAGGATCATAAGCTTTATAAGTAAGTAAATACCAATCTTTTCTTTTTTTCTTATCATCTAAGATTCTACCACAAATATCTTTTTTACTCCATCGAGTCATTAAGATTATTTGTTTAGCACCTTCTTCTAGTCTAGATATGAAAGTATCAGTGTACCATTCCCAAGCCTTGTCTAAAGCATTATCTGAATAGGCCTCTTCTTTATTTTTTACTAAATCATCTAGTAAGCCATAAGAACAACCTACACCAGTTACAGTACCACCGGGAGAAGTAGATAAAAAGTTAAAGTATTGTCTAGCTAAAGCCCAAGATACACTTGAACCGTCTCCCTTTTTAATTGAAGTCTTAGGAAATATATCATTATATACAATAGTTTTTAATATTTCTTTTCCTGTCTGCAACCTTTCAGAACTATTACTATACTTAGTAGCTTGAATAGTATCTCTAACCTTCTTTCCAAATCGGATTGATAAGTCTTTATTATAACAACCACAAATAAAACGTTCACTATTAGTACTTCCTAAAACCCATTCTGAAAAGTTACTTAATGTAAGAGTTTTAAAATGTCTAGGAGGAGCATTCAACATTAATTTATCGTATGGCTGTCCTGTATTCGGATTAATAAGTCTTTTTTCGTGGAACTCTTGGAGAGTAGTACAAATCTCTTTTAGGTACTTCTTATCATCTGTATATAACTTAGGGTATCTTAATTTACAATATTCCCAAAAAGATCTTCTAGCAAGTTCACATGCAGCTTGAATTTGTAAAGTCTGCATAGCTAACTTTTCCATTATTTCTACATCTTCATATTTTTGCTTGATAGCTTCCATTACTTAACAGACTTATTTTTATTACTTAATCTTTCCGCTTCTTCAACTTCTTTTATTAGTTTCTTTTTATTTTTCTTTTTTTCTTTAATTGTAGTATTAGGAACTCCAGTACCATAAGCTAACTGTCTTAACTCATTAAAAGAAAGTTCACTCATATCCGGTAAATTATCTGTTTCAGTATAAGTTTGTAATTCAAATCGATGTTTCCATTCACTACGTCTTTTATTAGTAAGGTAAAAAATACAGGCTTGAACTTCTGGAGGGTAATGTTTTGTAACTTTAACTTTTTCTATTCTAGATCCTTGATTACCACCTCTAGGAACAGACATAACTTTAATTTCTTTATGAGTATATCCTATAGCTCTTTCAAATAAAGCACGTTCAACTCTTTTAATAGAATTATCTAAACCCGTATTAAAAGCATCTCCAATACTATTTTTATTTGTAGTAATCCAATTGTTAAGTAATGTTTTAGGTAAGCCGTAAAAATCTGCAACTTCATCAACAGACCAACCAGCAGCAGCTAATTTTTTTAACTGGTCTGGTTTCATATCGTGATAAGTAAGATCTGTTTTAGTTGATTTTCTCATTGAAATTTCATATTTAATTATTAACAAGTGTTAAAATAACAAAAATACGAAATATGTCAAGGAAAAAGTGTTAATTTGGCCTAATCAGGTCAAATCTAAAAATGTACTTTTTGTACTTTTTTACCCCCCTATATTTACTGTATTTATAATATGCTATATACCTTTTTTCCATTTCCAATAATAATAGGGGTCAAAAAAGTACAAAAAGTCGGGACAAAAAACAGGTATTTTAGCCTTAAATACTTTGATTTTAGCTCCTAATCTAAATAAATAGGGTCTATTCTTTCGAATTAAAACTAAATAAAAAATCATCAAAAAATCACTTTTTTATGTTATACCTAACTCAAACTAATGTTAAAAAACGTGAAAAAACGATATTTTTAGGGTACAAATTATTTTCCATATTTTAGCTAGTTTGGTTTTTTCAAACTTTCAAAATCAGGAATAATTAAATAATCAGTAAAGTTATCTCTAGGCTCTGGTAAATTATTTTCCTGTACGAACCACTTTATCAACTCTGCTAATACATCTTGATTAGTGATTAACATTCTCAATTTTAGATCATCAAGCATTTGTAACCACCCCATAAAACCTATTATAGCTTCTGTAGATGTGAGTTCCGTTGTTTCTTCCAGCGTTGTTAAGATGCTTTTATCTTTACTCATATTTCCATACTCCCTGTAAACATACCTGTAGAAAGATCATTAGG